ATTCGCGCAACCCATCTTGTGGTGTTATCAAGTGAAACACAGCTACAAGACCAAGCTCGGGGTCTTGCATGCGCTTCAGTATGTAGAAGTCATAGGCATAAACTAATTTAGGTGGGCCAGATTCTTCCCCCACGTTTTCTTTGTATATACCACCGTTAGGCTTACCGCGTATGTAACCCGGTGGGTATGGGGGCACTTTAAAAGGGACTGTTCCCCCCTCTGCTTGGGTCAGTTCAACCTCTAATAGCTCGTCTGCTTCTACGTTCATTGCTAGAACAATGGGGTTCTTTATAACCCCCTGATGCTTACAGTTTTTACAGCCCGTTGGGTTGTTGCTTGCAAAACTTTCGCAAGAGTGAGGCCACTCAATAGAGCTAGCTTTTCTCACTACTGCTGCAGCGCTGTAATCAGGATGCCCCCGAGATATTTTCTGTATTGCTGTATCACGGTCATCGCAATGCTGGGCTATAGAGAGTGCATTGAACCAGCGTGGCTCTGCGAGGGTTGCCCTATTCTCATAGCAGTCCCATAGTTGTAAGCACCCATCAGAGCGCGTCATCAGTCTGTCAAAGCTCTTGGCGTAGTTTTCGGATAAGTTATTAGGGAGTAAGGGTGGCGTAGCAGAGTGCGTATCAACTTCCTCTACCCCTGCTTCAATACCCAGAAGTTCCTGCAGGGTTTCAAACTCAACAGGGGGGTGTACTTCCTCCGCAACTACAGCACTAGGAGGGTCATACTTAAGGTTTAGAGTTCCGGGGGGCCGAAGCACGCGAGACACATCAAACACGCGTGGGTCAGCTAAGAACTTTTGCTTTACGCATACTTCTTTAAGTCGTGCTGCTACAGGTTTCCATGCAGCTGCTGACACTTCTTCTGTGAAAGCCCAATAGATATGCCACCCATTACCTGAGTTAACAATGGTAGGGTCTGGAAAATCTAGTAGGTCTTGGAACTTCTTTAGCTCTACCAATCCTTCCGCTTGTGTAGCGTATCCCTTGGGGAGTCCTGTACTCGGTTCTATCTGCGTTGGTTTATCCGGGCCGCAATCAATGTCCAGCCATAATGCTTTTAGCGTTGCAACATTTGTAGCTTTGCGCTTGCCATCCTTAGACTTAAATTTGGCAAGCGCAAAATAAACGTTCCTATCTTCGGCACTATACTTTTCAAATATGCTACGTAACCCCTCCAAGCTGTCTGTCATTTCTTGCTTGAGGTCGTCCTTTATGCGCGGATTAATCCCAACTGCACAGTACCACCCTCCGGGTGGTACAACATGCTGTATGAGGTCAATGCTATCCATATTATTATTTTCCGGGGGCACACTATCCCCAAGTAGTCTCGGTTAAAAGTAAAAGTTAAAACTATTATCTGTAGGACGTAATCAAACTTCTAACAGCATCGTCCAAGTCAGCATGTGGCACGTGTGTACCGACAAACCAGTTGTAAACTGTCTGCCTGCTGACCCCCAGCTGGGTGGCAACCTCGGCAACGGATATGTCCTGCTTTATACATACCCTGCCTAGTTTTACACCCAGTGAGGCTCTGTTGGCCTGCTTGTTAAGGTTACTTACGCGTGTCGTATAACCGTAGCTCATTAGCTGTCCGATGCCCATTTGTCAATAACAGACGCTAAATCCGTCTCTACTTTAGGGGGTTTTACTTTCTTGGTAGTGCGCTTGACTGGCTCCGGCACTGTCTCTGGGATGTCTTCTGCAACTTCAACAACCGCCGCAAACATAGCCTCTGGCTCTGACTCTACGGTAGACTCTTCTGCACCCGTATAGCCATCCTGTGCTTCAAAGGGAGACGAGGGGACGTAGGGTACGTATTTTATAACCTGCACACCCTTCAGCCGTAGCGAGACACCGCTGGTGGTCATGTTAAATGGAACAAGCTCGACGAATACGTTGATGGTACTGCCTGTAGTAAGCAAGAAATCCTCAGGTAAGCGTGTGTTTGTTGCATCGAATACTGCGGGTGCTTTTGTGACTTCGTTTTTGTACATAGCTTTGAAGTTGCATTTACCTACAAAGTAATCTTCATGCTGCTTAAACGGCTGCGCTAATTTATCAGGCCATGACTTATCTCTGTGCGGAGTGTCCATGTAAGCTTTTTGCATCACGTTGTACAAAGCTATTGCTTGTGGCTCAGTTAACAAAAAATCAGTTTCGTACCGGGCATTGGCAGTAGACGCTGGGCACGGAACACTTTTCCCGTTTGGCCCCGCCGTTTTGTCAAAGTGGTAGGGCTGATCTAGCCGGGGGTAATGTGCAATTACATTGTTGATTAAGTGAGTTATCTTTGACTCGCTCATAAAGTTTTCCTCTATGGTTAATTGGAACGGGTTGTGAGTGGCTAAAGCAGCTAGGTTTAACTGCTCTATCCGTAGTAGCTCTACCTTAGTTAAGGATCGAACCGGTTTAAAATATATCTTGGGTAACCCGCTTTCATCCCCAAAATATATGTTCGTTAAAATATCTCCTACCTCTTCATCATTAGCTGCTAAGTAATCTATGTACTTAAAAAGCGAAAGGCAGCTTGGGTGGCGAGAGAACAAACTGGCTGCCCCTAGCCGTAAAGAACATACCGTATCAGTGTCAGGTAAATACAGCTGCACAACTGTGTAAAACTTACAAGGCGTACCCTTGTACATGCCCCCCTGCTTTATGCTCTGTGTGCAGTCTAAGCACCGTGCGGCTTGCTTGGAATCGCTGGGTACATTGTCTGCTGGGAATTTAGTATCGGCAGACCAACATATAACTTGACCACTATGCTTTCCATAACTTCTAGCAAGAGTACCTACGTTCAGTATGACCACCTCACACTTTTCCGGGGTGCAGAAAAATTTGTGTGGTTCAAAAACCCCAGTCTGGTCGTCAAGTTGATCCATTTAACTTTTAGCTCGGGGCTTACGTACAGAGATGACATACTTGCGATCAGACTGTAGCCCGTTAGGACAAAGGTCAGGGTTTTCGGCTAGGAATTCTTTCATGTTGCCGTTATGAATCCTTTTTTCAAGTATGTGCGTGGCATCGTGTTCTTTAATAAACTCGTACATTTTTTCCCAGTCACTTGTCCAAAATTTAGACAGGACTCTACGAGATATAGTGCCAGAAGGTGTAGTAAGGCCGTCTGTATTCTGCTCCTCGCACAGTGCAAGTAGTTTAGCAGTAACAGTTTCTTGCTCTTCTTTAATTTCTTTAATCTCTTCTTCTTTGTTCTGTATTGCCTCTCGCATTTTTAAATACATAGCGGCAAGATTGTCAGCGGTTATATTCATGGCAGCTCCTATAAAGGGATGCCCAGTTTAGCAACCTCTTTTACATTGTCAAGCTTTCAATTCTTGCCTGTATAAATCAATTATCTTAGTGTGGTTTGCAATGTTGCTACCCAACATCTGGTACAACCTATCCTCTACCCCACTCCCCCGTATGTGTACCACAGTCATTGGGTTGTGTTGTCCGGGCCGGTTAATCCGTGCGTTAGCTTGGAGGTATGTCTCTACACTTGTAACCGGGGCGTACCAAATTATTGTGTTAGCAGCGGTTAAAGTAAGGCCATGTGATGCGGCTTGCGGTTGTATAATAAGAACGTGCGGGTTAACTTTCTCTTGAAAATCTTTTATTATTTCTGCCCGTTTATTAACTGAAACTTTCCCCGCTATAACTTCACACTTCACGTTGCTTTTTATCAAGAATTCTTTAAGCAATTCAATGGTATGTGTAAAAGGAACAAAGACAAGCACCTTGTGTGAAGCTTCTTCAATAACTTCTTTAACTACTTTCAGTCGGCTGCTTACATCAAACTGTATTACCTCGTGGTCATCTGAGTACACTGCCCCACCAGAAATTTGCAGCAGCTTGTTGAGGTTAGTAGCGGCATTAACAGATGTAACGGACTCCCCGTCGGCAGCCATCATCATGCGGTCTTTAAGAAGTTTATAGTAGACCAGTTGTTGCTTAGTGAGAGGCGCGTCTCGTTCTACATAAGTGACGGGCGGTAAGTCGAGACACTGATCTCTCTCAAACCGTATGGCAGGTTGTAAGGCTTCATGGACGATGCTGTCTGCATCAGCCTTAGCCCTCCATATGAAGGGGGTTACCTTGTACATAACCTTGTCCCTGAACTGCCCAAAGTATTTAGGTATCCCTTCCGGGTTCACCAACTTAGCCAACCCGTGGGCATCCATAGGAGACTGTGCTGCAGGTGTACCAGTAAGCATCCATAGCCACGGCACTGTTTCTGCAATGTCCCGCAGTATTTTCCATCGGTTGGTCTGTGCATTTTTGTATGCGTTGGCTTCATCGACTACAACCATGTCGAAACCACCGGCTATGATTTCGTCCTTGACCACCGCAACACCATCAAAGTTTATGATGACGAACTCCGCACCTGCGTTAATGATCTTACGGCGTTGCTTTGCTGTGCCATGAGCTACAGAGCATGACCTGTGCATTGCAAACTTAAACAGGTCTTGCTGCCACGCAGACTTCATAATAGACAGCGGGGCTATAACTAGGACTCGCTTTACATCTCCTCTATTCATCAGGTAGTCAGTGGCCCATATAACAGAAGCGGTCTTGCCTGTACCCTGTTCATTAAAACAAAAGGCTTTCTTGTGCAGGGTTAAAAAACTAGATGTGGTGCGCTGGTGTTTAAATGGTTTGTGCTTGCCAACCCATGTGTAGTCTCGCTCTATGGGGGATGGCACATCTTTAACTTTCAAGTGGGCTAAAGTTTGTGCTTCTTGTAGCCCCCAGTAAACCATTACTTTAAAAACACCCCCGTCCTCTGCAAGTACCTGAGACTTCTTTATGCTTTCGGTGATGAGGTGAGGACGTTTTGTCCTAAGAACTATTGCCTTGTTGTCTACTACTTCCACTGGTTAACCCTTATCCCTGCTGCTGTATATGTTGTCTTGTTCGCTGTCAAACAAGGGTGTCAATTCGTTAGCTAAACCTACCGCATCTATAGTACCAACTTCTACAGGCCCACCGTCGTCTTCGTCCACAGCGACATGAAAATCAGCCATAGATAATACGTTGTTGAACTTAGGGGCTTTAACATTGCACTGGTAACTATTCCACAGGAACTTACGCTCCCCGCGTATATGCTCTCTTACTACAGTTTCCCCCGCAGGAGTAACTCGCTTATGCCCCTCAACGAAATGTATTATCTTTTTTCTGTGTCCGTTCAGAGTTGTTACATATTCTCTATCTCTAAAGTAATGTTTTGTGTCTTTAGTATCTACACAAAAGGTCATTCGCAAATCGTTCTTTGTTGTCTGTACCGTCCACATTTGATCACGCTGGGTCCAAAAGTTAAAACACGCACAAAAAATACCGCTATGTAAAAGCTCAGTGTCTTTGTTAATTCTTTCATCCGGGGGGAATAGGTTAGGGTGCGCCCAACTCTTACGCATATACTGGGTACGTTTTCCATTTTTATGTGGTACGTCTACTACCTGATCGTTCACCCAACGTAAAGTTCTTACTGTTCCTTCGCTGCTTACAGCTATGAAATAAAACATCCATACATTCTTACTTTTGATTGTTGTGTTTTTTGCACAAGGGATGCTCATGCCTACTTTATAAACAACATCCTTAGTGGGTTCTACGTAATGCGGTACGGATTTATACTTAAATGCGTAGAAAAAGTTAGGTACTGTTAGTTCGCTGTGGTCTGGGAAAAAATTGTTCGTAGCTACAAACATAATACCGGGGAACTTTTCAGGGACACACACCTCAGACTTAAGTACGTCACACATACCCAGCCCCCCGGGAGGCACAAAAACACCTAACTTTTTAAGCCCTTTAATGTTTACTGTGGCATCCCATGAATGTTTACTTGTTGCTCTGGACAACTCTTTAAAGTTTTGGTCTAAGTTTTCCAAGGTTTGTTTTATTGTTTTGGCTCTACCCTTGGTGTATTTCTTACGGCGCTTCACAGGCGCACTTATACCCTTCCTAGTGAAGTAACTAAAAAACTTTTGTAAGTAGAAGTTTACTGTGTCCCGAATACTTTTTGTCATGCTTCGCATACGATATTCCTCGTAGTAGGAGTTTGCCCGGCGCTGTGCCAGTTATTTCTTACGTGCTTTTATAACGCCACCTTTCTTGGCAGCTTTCATCGCGCCTGTTTTAGTACGAGGGAAAGATGAGTTGTTGGCCTCAGTCTTAACCGATAGGTTGCTAGGTGTATTACCTCCTCCCTTCGAGATAGGAGTCTTGTGGTTAACGTGCTTCCCATCACCTTTCTTAACCGCACCGGATGCGAGTAAGGTTGCGCGTGCTGCGTTACGTTTCGCACGGTTCTTCTTTTGTTCCGCTGTACCTTGGTACTTGGCGTATTCTGCTTTGTAGTCTCTTGGCTTCTTCATGGTTTAACCCCTGTTATGTTCGCAGCTAGTTACCGGGCAGTACGCACACAGTGGCCCATCCACTGCATTCCATACCTCTGTTTGCTCGGCTGCATCTAAGCGCTCAAGCTCATCATCAAATACTGCTAGATAAGACTTACGCATGTCGGACGTGTGTTCTTTTTGTATAAACTCGTTGCTAACTATGTATGCTAAGGCAGACTTAATAGTTTTTACTTCCGGGTAACACGTGAAGGTAGCCCCCGCTAGTAAATCTAACTGCTTAGTGTCTGCATACTTAGCGTTCTTACCTGTCTTGTAGTCCACAAGATATGCTTTGTCTTCATCAACTATTAGTAAGTCAGCAATGCCTCTCCACCATACGTCCTTGGCAAAGAACCCAGTAGGAGAATAGTCGCCATCTGCTTTGGCAAGACCAAACCTTATCTCGCAGTGCTTCTCCCCCTTAATGCTTTGCAGTGCATTTAAGCTATTTGCCATGAACTTAAACTTGGGTGGGATGGGTGTCCCTTCTTTGATGTACAACTCAGCAGCTTTGTGCACTTCATTCCCGTAATACATGGCTGAACTGCCCTTGTCCTTTACGTCTTTAGCGACCTTCAAGTGGTAATACTTTTTAGGACATTGCTTAAACGTGCTCAAGCTGCTGTAAGACCAAGCCCCCATTAGTGCACGTCCCGTACAATAGTATCCCAAGTGGCTTCCATCAAATGCAGAAATTCTTCTTTGGGCAAGCCGTGTATTTTATTTATCTTCACCAGCATAGCGCCCAACGCAAGAGAAATAACTGCCGTTGGCTCATCTATATTGGCAACTTCTTCAGCGATAAAGTCTAAAAGGTTTTCTTCTAGCTTCTTTGCTTCGTGCCCTGTGGATAAAAATTGTTTAACTTTTGATACCATCTTCGCTACCCCTTTTTAGTTTGCTAGGCTCTACCAAGTCATACTTTACGTCAGGCTCGGCAGCCCCCGGTTCATTGTAGTGGTATCGCTTGATTACTTTACCCCTAGCCAAGTAACTCTTTATAGCTTGGGCCAGTTGTTCCCGCACCTTATCTTTACTTTCACTCATCCTGCTCCCTCTATCCTCCAAACACGCTCTCTAAGTATTGCGTCTTCCCATGCCTTGCAGCTAGGGCAGTACCAACCTTTACGCAGGCGTTCTTCTGCGTTAATAACCTGTTCCATTGTGCCCCTACATTGGCACGGTTTACTTTGCAAAGTGTCATTTTGATTTGGACGCATTAGTATTTTTTGCCTGTTGTTCCAGTATCTCTTCGAGGTTCTCTAGTACCGCTACCAAGCGGTGGGCTAAGTCCATAAACTCTTGTGCATCTGTCTCGTCTAACTCTATTCGTAATTTCATACTACTCCTGATAATTTGAGATGCGTACTCCGTTATAAAGGGAGCACGGCTAACCGTAGCGTGGCTTATCCGACATGCACATAGCTAAGTGGAGAACGTCATACATGGGGAACCTTACTCCATGTATTAAGTAACAAAAGACAGCTACTGCATGTTGCGGGTGTTACAGCCCACCGCCCGCTGGGGATTTCGTAGAGGCAGAACAAGCTCCGTAAGAAGGCCCATATCCCCCTTCGCAGTCTAACGGTAAATCAAGTGCCCATGAGGGCTGCACCTTCATGCATGCTTCCACATAACGCATGCCCTCTTCTACCTCGCTTGTGGGTACTATGCAGCCAATGGCATCATGCACAGTCATTACCACTTTGTATTTCTCCGACACTTTAAGCAGTTGCTCACCTATAACAATACGTGCCAATGCTTGACACACATTCTCAATAAGCTTGCCCCCGTATATGCGGCTGGGTCTAACTGATCGTCCCTCCTTAAAATCATACACAGTTTCAACACTACCATCTTCATCTACTTCTGTTCTTAAGTTGGGGTATTTAACATGCAGTCCATTAGGTAAACGTACACCTTTATCCCCCTCAATAATAAGTAGCCCATCACAGCCCAAGCTACCTACTTCATCTGCCTTTATAGTATCCAGCGCTTTGTTTGCACTGCGCCATAGGTTAGGAATGTCAGAGTAAGTTGATCGGTACACTTGAATTATGCGGGCGCATTCATCTTCATCTAGCTCCACTCCAAAATTCTTTAGTTGGCTTTGGAAACGTACAGACCCCATGCCGTAGCCACACCCAAGGATTGTTTGCTTTCCTACGAAACGTTCTTCAGGCGTTATAGTATCGGGTGCCTTTGAGTATATGGAAGCAGCCATAATTTTGTACACATCCTCCCCCGCACTAAACGCTTCTAACAAATCCTCTTGCTCTGCCAACCATGCCAGCATCCTTGCTTCTATCTGGGATAGGTCACAATCTATGAATGTGTATCCTGTGGGGGCGCAGAGAGCGTACTTTAATTTAGAACCACGGGGTAAGTTCTGCATATTGATCTTGTCTGTGCCACCCCACCTGCCTGTATGGGCAGCGTAGTACCGCAGGGGGATAGGCAGTGCCCCACGTGATGCAATGTCTATAAAGCGTTGGGTCCGCTTCTCCTCAATTGTTGACCGTACACCGAGCCGTGCTGCTACTAACGCCTGTACTTCCGGGTTCTCATGATCCTGCAGCAACTTAAATTCTTCGTCTGTTTTAGCAAAAGCAAATGTCTCCTTGCCCGTGCGTAAACTTGTCTTAACCGGGGGCACAACCCCGTAGCTTTCTAACAGTTCCGCAAACTTGTTATTGCTGGTGAGCTGCTTTTTGTCGTGGCTTATCTTTGCCATCAGTGCTTCTTTTGTTTCTTTTATGTCCTGCAAATGCGCCTGCAGTATGCTTACGTCCAGCACTAACCTCGGCTCTGTAAACATACGCGTTGTAAGATCAATTAAGTCCAACTCAAACACAGGGAAGTCGTGCCCTAGCTTCCTAAACAGTTTGTAAGTCAGGGCTGTGTCTTGGATACAGTAACCTCCATACGCTGCCAGCTCTGTGGCTGAGAAGTCTGCACGGCGTTTGCCCTTGGCATCGTGCACCTCAGTGCCCTTTACGCCCAGCTTATAATACTCCGACAGTGCTGCCAGACTATGGCCCACCTCAACGGAATGTATTGCTCTTGACATGGCTAGTGTATCTACAATCTTACGAGGCTTGATGTTGAACACCCAACTCAGAATTGCCATATCGAACATAGCATTGTGGGCAACCGCTGTTGCATTGGCCCAGTCGTATTGCTCTAGGAATACCCGGGTTTGTTCCTTAGAACCACTGAACCATTTTGGTTTGCCCTCGTCCTCTTGTACTGACACGCCGATGACTTGAAACTTGCTTGCCCGGACGTAGGCTTCAGTAGTCCATTTAGTGAGGCTATAGCTAGTGCTATAGTAAGTTTCAAAATCAATGCACAGTAGGGTCATAATAAGTTTTCAAGTTTTGTGGTTACGCTAAGTGAAGTAGTTCCTATAGCTGTGCTAGGAACTATCATGGAT